GTCCACTGGTTGTGCGTTACCACCGGATCTGTTACCACTAGTTCTTGCCATGAAAGCAATTGCTGCTTCTACACTTTCAAAGTTTTGACCGCTTGCTTGTGACAATGCGTTCAATATTGTTGAAGTAGTGCTTTTGCGTATTGCTCCAGGATTTACTTTGTTGTCAACAGATGTATTATTTTCTACCTGTTCTACATCAGGGGCTGTCACGGAACCATCGTTGTTATTTTCAATCATTGTCTCTCCTTGATTGTATCGTAATCATCGTAAAAAAATATTTATCGTCCACTAAATGGGCCAATCAATTGCGCTGCGATAGCCTCTTGTGTACTATAACTTTGACCAGTGTAGGCGATTGGTGCGTCTGCTCCTGCTATATCATCATCTTCTTCACTACCACCTTCACTATCATACCCTGTGTCATCACCATATACACCTTCATCCATACCAAACTCTTCTTCAGTAGGTATCATGCTACCTAAATCTCTAGTGTTTACAGTCATGTTATCTTGTGTCATTAGTAGTTTGACTTGTGGATCTGTTATGGTATCAATGTATGCTTGTTCATACTGTGGTACCTTTTCAGCAGGCGCTAACATACCAATGATTTCTTTTGCTATCAAACTGTCAATGATACTATTGTTTTGTACCATTTGTTTTGCTTGGCCAAATAATGCTAATCTATAGTTTGTATCATGTGCTTCATAGTCGGTGTTGTAATGTACCTCACCAGCCCAGCGCATGTTCATAAATCTTGCTGCGTATGTGAAAATCATCTCTTCTGTGACTTCCATCAATCTTGCTTTGCTTTTTGCTAATCTATGTAATTGCTTACGCTCTTCAATAATAGCAACGCCGCTTGCTATTTGATTTTTACTATTGCGTAATCCGCCTAATCCAGTAAGTGCTTCAATTTGCTCTAATATGTCGGCTTGTGCTTTCATTATCTTTTCAACATCACCTGTATCAACAGGTATGGCTTCTACTTGTCCTGTTGTGGCACGAACGATAGCACCTGCGTGTACAGGTATGGCTACGCCCTTGTCAGCACGAATGATTGTTTTAGCAAATTGTATTGAACTGTATAATTCTGTTTCTAGTTTATAGTGTTGGCGCTGTGCGTCACTTGCGTTATCAATATCGCTGATACCTATATCAATACTTCTTGGATCACGCTTACCATATGCTATGAACACAGGTACGCTCATGCCTGCTGGAAACACACCTTCGCCTATGATCTCTACTTCATTCTTGTCAATGTTTTTGCCAACTTCATAACTGACCCAATAACTTGGTTGGCTACTGTCACCAAGATGATAGCATTTTAGATAATAACTATCTTCATCTTCGCTTTCTAATATTTTGACATATTTTATCATTGGCTTGCCGCCATACCATTCCCACTCCCAGTCCCATACATTGAGTGGATTGATTGCTACAACATAAGGTCTGCCAAGATTACCTTCTTCTGCCATGGGCATGTCTACCGCGATCCAGCAATGTCCATATATGCTAGTCAAGTCACCAACTTGCTCCATGAACGCATCTAGGTTACGATTGTTTAGATCGCTGTCTAATAAGAATAATTCAGCCCATTCAGTATTTTTAGGGTCTATATAACTACCAGTAGGTGTGCTAAAAATCAATTCACGCTTCACACCTGGCTCAAACAGTACATCGTTGATCGTGTCAACGATATAACGACAGATAGGCTGGCTGATAGTGTTTGCTATCAAGTCCAGATAAAGTTGACTATCTTCGCTAGGTCTTTTCTTGCGTACTGCGCTTTTGAATGGCCATCCTCCAAGATATGCTAACTGATAGTTGATCATTTGATCATATGTTCTAACATATATGGGATTTTTCTTTATCAAATCTTTTGAATTCATATTTTATCCAAGGTTTGGCAACTATGCTATTATGTTATTTATACTTACTTTACCGATTTATACTATAGCATTCACCATGTATCCTATTGAACCATGTAAAGTACGCTACACCACCACAATGCTTACAACGGCGATAGGGATTGTTTTTATGTGCGTGGCTCAATGGATGACCATAACGCTTTCTTATAGTGTTTGTGCGACTAGCATTATCACCTATCACTAGATGTTTAGGGTTCACACAGTTATAGTTTGTACATGTATGCTGTACTTCTACACCTTCTATATCGTGTCCACAATGTTTTGCCATGGCTCTATGTACTGTGACCATACGCTTTTGATCTTCGCCTTTTATAAGGCCAAAACCTAATTGATTAGTGCCGCCCTGCCATAGCCAACAATCTTTTTTAGTGTCTGGACCCACGATCGTCTTACGCATTATGCGATCATATACTGATATTCTTTTTCTCAATCGTTTTTTCATAACTTGCTCCTATATAATTTACTGCCATGTCATGTGATTAGTGTCAACACTATCTCCACTCAATATCTCTTCCCACGAGGGCCCGCCAGGATATAATGGACTATATGGCATATGCTGTATGCCAGGCATACTCGCAACAACATATCTTGGATCCATACCAATAAACTCTGGAAACTTTTGTTCGTGTGTTATAGGGAACAGATGATGTATACCATAACGCAAACAATCGCCAAGACCGTCAATGTGAGCATATCTTTGTTCAGTATATTTCACTAGTTTCTTTCTTGTGCCATCTTCAAAGTGATATGTACTCAAGGCTTCTAATAGATATTTATCATCACGCTTTACTACTAAACAATTGTTGTTGATAAAACTATTACAAGTGTTGTCGGTATCGCTAATCAATGGATTGATTTTGCTACTATTGATTATTGTGAAACCATATTTCTCTAATATAATACGATCTGTGATACCAAAGGGACTGGTAGTGTCACGGTTCACTTGCGTACCACTCATGTCAATAATACTAAACAATCTACGATTAGGAAAATCTTTGCGTATGGCTAATGCGATACCTTCTGTGCTACAATCAGGTATAGCATAACTCTTCAATATTTCCATCTTACCGTTTATGTCGCCAGGCTTACGCACTTGTGCTACAATGGCGCACATCACACGCTTGTTGAAATCGTGGAAAGTATAGAGGTCGCCACCGCGATCAACAATATTTTCTACCGTATGTTTATGTTTGTCAAAACTATAGTAGAATTGGTCAGCCACGCTTTCCCAGGCACACAAATAATCTTGCGCAAATTTTAGTGGGCTCAATAATTTCTTTTGTTCTAGTATGTATTTTTTGTTACCACTGCGCATCTGTTCATAATTGAAATGACGAACTATATAATTTTCACTATTCTCTAACGCAAACTTGTACAAATCGTAAAGAGGTCCTGTACCGTTAGGTGTAGATATTATTATCAGACGACCTTTGCTGTCAGGATCTCCCACGGTGGGACGCAATCTATTTGTTATTTCTTGTAATGTGTCACTAGTATAGAGGCTAGCCTCGTCAGCCAACCATATACTAGCGTTCATACCGCGTAAGTTTTCACGCTGCTCTGCGCTTTTACAGCGGATATAAACACCGTTAGGAAACTTTATAGTCATATCACTATTGTTGATATCAGTACCATCACGCAATCCATAGTTCTCAATACAACTGCGTTTCAATGGTTCCCATATCAATGACTTGATCATTGCGCTGGTTGGCGCACTATAGATCACATCTTTATTTTTATGATATTTGACATCGCTAGCGAATATAGGCAAGGCAACGCTAGCAAGAAAGGTCTTACCACTACCTACATGTATGATGTCTATACAATGTTTGTCCGTGTCTAACCAATCTTTGAGTATGGTGTTCTGCTCACCATATAATTTGATGTCAATCCTTTTCAATTGTGGTAAACTCAACAGTAGGTATCGCTTGCTTTTTCCAATCTTGTAACTCTAAAGGTTGGAAATAGTATTGAGCATGTAAACTCTCGCCGTTAGTAGTATGATCAATCTCATGCTTATCAGCGATTACCTTACTCAATATTGTTTTCTCATAGTCACGCACAGCATTCCAATCTTGTTGTAGATAGGCGCGCTTATAGTGTTCTGCTAACAATACCTCAAATCTCTGGCCGCATGTCTGTTCTATCTGTTCTAACAATTGTTTTCCAGACAGTTTTTGAAGCATGCCTGTCTTGCGACCCGCATTCGCTCTCTTGCCGCCCCAATTGCCTTTCTTCACATACTTTGACATTTATGATTTCTCCCGTACTTTTATATATCATACATAAACGATTTCATAGTCGTTTACATCATCTTCAGGATCCAAGCCGTCATAGTAAACTTTTGATTGTTTATGACGATACTTTACATTGCCTTGATCCTTCAATAACTTTTGGTTGGCATCGTTCCAAGTGTGTATCAAGTCCCAATAGCGTTCTGTGCCTAACATGAGTTTTATTTGGCCCACGCTGTCCTCAACGCTAGGATTGATATCAAACTTGCTTGTGCTTATGGTGCTTATAAAATCTAAACACTTATCTACCTCATCTTCACGCATATATGGTGACAGTTCTACCACGATGCGCTCAATGTTTCTAAAAGGATTAGTGGACAGTTGTAATCTGGACATTTGCTAACTGTGCCTCCGCTGATTTTATATTTTCTTTGATATCGTATTCTGCCAACAATGCGCCTAAAAATGTATAGACGCTCTGTAAGCCTAAAAGTCGTAGATCGTAAACACGCTTCTCTTCAGCGTTCATAGACGATATATCCACTTTACATAACTGTTGTAGTGTATCGTGTACATCATTCATCAATGGTCGCAAATCTACCCATACCTTATCATCAATTTTTTGTAGTGTATACCTATTCATTTTTTCTCCTTATATCCACTAGCGTAGATAGCACGGGCCTGGCGCTCGGCATCCTCACGCTTACGGTAAATCTTACCAGTGCTGCCCCAACGGTAGCCTATAGTTTTACCTTCGCTATTCTTCACTTCTTTTACTGGCATATCAATGTCCTCATAATCTTCTAAAACATGGCTGAATTTTTCCTCGCATCTACTCAAATGCTTACGCAATGGTTCATGGTACCTAAAGGTCGCATGGCATACTGGACAACTGTAGCCAACAAGTTTCCAGGAAATATTTTTATACCGTTGAAACAGTTTACCTACATTATCAGGAATGTCTACTACTGTTGGCACGGTGGCGATGCTTGCGCCATGGCGAAAAACTGTAACAGGTTTTTCATGGTCACCTGGCTTTTTATTTGTCATACAATTATTTATCGTGCCCGATAAATGGTTGTAAATGATAAACTGATAGTTGATCAAAAATTTTGAGGCAGGGAGGAGAAAGAAGCGATTATTAGCGATACTCAAATAGTTTGCGCCCAAATGGCGTAGAGCGTAGACAGCGTAGACGCATGTATATACAAATGTGTATAAAGACATATATATATAAGAAAGAATACTTATTTTGTGCTCTTGTCTTTTCATTCTGTTTGTCTACGCTATTTTTGTCTACTCTATTTGGGAAACCGTGTTCTAGGCGCCTATACGCAATTTTAGCATTTTTAGTGCGTAGACAACGATGACATTATTTGTCTACGGCGTAGACAATATTTTCCTATATTTCTGTACAACTTTACCATTCTTTGCCACACCCTCTGTGACTTCAATGACTTCTTTGCTAATCAGTTCAGCAAGTATGGTACGCAATTGTTCATCGCTGATATCACGCAACGATCTAATATACTGTCGTAATTCACGCTTTGTATATTCAAGTTGGCCCTGCTTTATGAACCAATCCTCAAGTATCGTACTACCCTGTGTGAGTTCTGGTCGTGTGTCTGTAACGCCCAATTCAAGTTTAGTCCTATGCTCAATAAACAACTCTATCAAATCAATAGCACATTGTGTATCATTGATGTTGATAACTTCATGTCCATTGTATACTGCTATAGTACCTGCTATACGCAAGATATGCTCATGTAAGCGATTAGCAAAGCCTTGATAACGGTGTAGTTTATCAACACCTATGCCTTTAGTTTGATTATGATACTTTGCTAACAGATTATGACTGTCATCATCTAATGTTATGACTTTAGGTCGTAACTCAAAATCTCTGTTCTCAATATATGTTGCTCTAGTTTGTAATATCTCACGCAATCTGTTTAGATATAGTTGTAAGTTAGACCTTGCTATGTTCTGTTTTTGTATCTTGTCTGTTTCAGTTGTTAGACACATGTCGGGCTTTTCAAAGTCGTCAATCTGACATATCAATATGCGATGTGTAAAGCCCTGCTCTTGGAACATCTTGTTATTGAGTATGTCTTTGATAACATGTCCCTGTACCATGAACAATATATTGCCACGACGATTTTCTAATCGTACATAATCATCTCTTGTACTGCGACTGATAGTATCGCCGTCCCACAATGAAGTTAGATTAGTTGTCATCTCTGTG